TCGAGGCTCGACACGACGCCGACCACGGCAGCCTTGAAGCCGTTATTGATGGTCGCGGCGATCTCCTGAAACTGCTTGTCGATCTCCGACGCTTTCTTGATCACGTCGTCTTGCAGCACGCCGCCCAGTTCGTGCGCCCGCTGGATCGTCGCCCGCAGCCCCTTCTCGCCTTGGTCGATCAGCTGCACGAACTGCTCGCCACCGGAACCTCCGAGCAGTTCATCGAAAATGCGTATCTGCGCCGCCTTATCGAGGTCGCCGAGCCGCTTAATGATCTCCAGCATCATCTCCGAGGGATCGGCCATGCGCTTGGCCAGGTCTTCGGCGCTGAAACCGAGACGCTGGAACGCCTCGGCCGCGCTGCCGCCGCCCGTGGTGATGAACTCATCCGCGCGCAGGCTCAATTCCTTGAACCCGTCCACCATGGCGTCGAGGCCGATGCGGTTGCGCTCGGCGACAAACCTCCATTCTTGGAAAGACTGGAGCGAGAGGCCGGAGCGTTTCGCCTGATCGTCCAGTTCGGCGAGGGCGCTGACAGAGCCCTGAATGGCAGTCGTCACCGCAGCGAAGGTGAGCCCGGCGATGCCGGCGCGGATGCCAGCGGCAGCGGCCGAAACGCCTTTCGCCAAGGCCCCCATGCTGGCCTCGGTTTCCCTCGCGAAGGTCTTGGCCTGCTTGCCCGACTGCGCGAGGCTGTTCTCGAACTCGGCGCTATCGAGGCCGAGACTGACGCGCAGGGCGCCGACGACTTGTCCTTTCGCCATCGGGCGAGCCTCCATTCGTGTTGAGGGAGTTGCCGGCCGCGCGCCCGAGGAGCGGGGGCCGCCGGCTGTCGGGGTTGTTGCGGACACTCGCCGACTTGTCCGGGCGCGCAGCACTACAGCGCGCCTCGCAGCTCCCCGCCCTCCTGACAGGAAGCCGCGATTGCTCGGAGGAGATCAGGTCTCGCTGATCTTAAGGAGCTTGATCGCCTCGAAGTCGTTCACAGCGCCACCGACGCGGCGGTAGCAGTAGAAGACCACGTAAGGCTTGGCCGAATAGGGGTCGCGCACCACGCGCGTGGCATGACGATCAACGATGGTGTAGCCACGCCGGAAGTCGCCGAAGGCGATCGGGAAGGCGCCAGCGGCGACGTTGGGCATGTTCTCGTCCAGCTCGACGGGATGCCCCAGCAGAAGCGACGGCTGGCCGGCCTGCATGGATTCGTGCCAGATGTAATTGCCGTCCCCATCCTTGAACTTGCGAATGGTTCCAGCGGTCTTGCGGTTCATCAGCCACACCGCGCCGGGACGGAAGGTCGCCTTCATGGTGTAAACGAGGTCGATCAGGCAATCGCCCGGCGACGGCGAGGTAGTGAAGCCGCTGGCGTTGCCGCTCGGCACATACTGCAGCGTGCCCCACGGCCGGGCCCCATCGTCGTCCGCGCTCTTGGCATAGGTGAGGAACCCGCGCGGCCGCTTCACGCCATCGCCGGCAACGAATGCCTGCCCCTCCTTCAGGCCCAGACGATCACCGACTTTCTCAACCAGCCAGTTGGCGAGGTCGATGTTCGAATCATCGAGAAGGGTCTGGGTGATCTTCGGCGCCGCGTAGATTTCACGCGCCGGGATCTCCAGTTGGCCGAGCTTCGGCGAGGCCGTTTCCGGACGACCTTCCTCTTCGCCAACCCACTCCGCAGCCGCCTGGTCGGCGTCCACCAGTTCCGTCAACGCCCCCGTTCCGATGGGCACCACCCGCGCCAGACGACGAAGCGGCGACACGTCGTAGATGCGACGGGTGATCGAGTCGGTGAAATAGGGGATGACAGTATAGCCGCCATCCGGGTTGGACTGCGACGTCAGCGAAGCCTGCACACCGAACCCGCCGCGCGGATTGAGTTCCGCCAACGGTCCATCGTCGCCCTTGTTGATGTAAGCCCGCAGGGCAGCGTTCACATCGTCATGCGGCGCCGACGAAGGCGGGTTATTGCCACCACCGCCGCCCAGCCCGCTGAGCTTGAGCGAAGCCATGGCCGCGTTGATCTCATCGACGCCAGCGATGATATTGTCGATCCGCTTCGTTTCCTTGGTCTGGAAACTCGCGAAGGTCTGTTTCAGCTCGTTGAATACAGCCACCGGATCATCGGGGACCGGCCCAGCATTCACCGACATGATGCCGCGCGCCGGAGGCGGCGTTATCGACGCCAGCGGCGACGCGGGGAACGCGTCACCCAAATGGAGCCGCAGATTGGACGGCGACGCGCCCACGGACGGCGCTGCCGCCGCAGCAAGCGCCGACATCGAGAATACGTCAGCGAGCGCCCCAACACCGGCATGCGCAGCGTTGGGGTCGACCAGTACGGAGACGGCAACCAGCGCCGCCACGATGCCGAGAACGGCAAGAAAACGAAACGCCTTCATAGCGTTATGCCTTTCGTGATGATGAAATTGAGGCGCGAAGGGGCTTCACCAGCGGGACACGCTAGGTAAGGCCGTTCGCCAATCGGAAGCCGCGATCCGCCCCACAGCGCCAGGCGCGCGAGGCGATCACGTATCGGGCTGCATCTCGCTCACCCGCAGATCGTCCGCAGCGCAGGGCATGCGGTCGAAGGTCCTAACCTGCATCACGCGGAGCTAGGATGAATACACGTACCCGCAGCCCAAAGGATGCGGTCAACTGCGGCTGCATCACGCGCGCCAAGTCGACGGAAAGACTGAGCCCTGCCAAGCGATCCGTCAACGCCGGGAATTATAACACGCACAAAGAAGGGGACCTGTTCTAAGCCATTGTTTTTTCTCCTATTTCCTAGGCCAAAGATGTGGACATCCGAAAAATCAAACGTCCTAAGGAAAAAATCTCCGAACTTGGGGGGCGCGGGTCTGAAAGCGAGGGGGGTCCAAGACTTTTCAGCCCCCCCTCCCCTCTACGGGCGACGGCGCTTCGACTTAGGGGCAATGCCTCCCAAAGCTCGGATTGTTTCCTCGGCTCGCTTCGCTACAGCCGCGCGCACCTCTGCCGTGTGCTCGACGCGCTCCAGCCTGCGCCGCTCCATCTCCTGCATCACCCGCTGATCGCGCAGCGCGCGCCGGTCGGGGTCAGGCAGCACTGTCTCAACCGCCCTCTTGGTCGCCAGAAGCCTTATACCTTTGCCCAGACCCACGATCAGCCCAGCCTCCTCCATCTCGCGCAGCCGGCGCTGGATGATCTCAGGTGACTGTACGGTCCGCATCGCCAGGTGCTCGCGATCCGCCGGGCTGTAGCCTGCATGGTCGCAGGTGTCGGCGATCACCAGCAGCACAAGGCGAGCGCTAGGCGAAAGGTCGGGCACGTTCCATGCCCACGCCAGCAGATCAGTCGACATCAGCACCACCATCGACGGGATAGGTCAGCATGTAGCGGTTCGGCCGCCCGGGCTGGCGCAGAGCGATCAAGTATCCAGCCGTGATCAACCGCCCTATGGCTGACGAAAGCGCGCGTTCCGACATATTCACTGCCTCTGAAAGCCTCTTCATCGTGATCTCTATCTTCATATCCGCTCTCATGGATATGGCAATGAACCACGCGACGATCATATCGCCTCTGCGGACGCGCTTTGATCGTGTGAGTTCATAGAACCAGAGAAACACCTCTATCGCCAACTTATCGATGAGCCGCCTATTCTTACTCGACATATGCTCACCTCTTCTTTTGTTGAAGGCGAATTGCCATTGCGAGGTCAATCTCAGTCATCCGGCCGTGCTTGAGGGCCAGGCACAGCCGAGACAGCTCCCCGTCTGGTATCGCGAGGTCCGCGTGCTCGATGCCGAGGATGCTCGCCAGCTGCGCCTCATAGGCGGCTCTGTCCGGGAATTTCGGCAAGGATGAACCATAAGGTTCTCTAAGGATGTTATTGCGCGCACTCAGGCGCATGGGTCCCGCGCGCTCTGGCGCATCGGTCGCGCGCACTTTCTTGCAATCGTCGGCGGCGGCCGAGGGTGGCCATGTGAGCCGATATCGGTTCGCCAACCCGTTCGCGCGCCACACGCTTAGCCAGAGGCGCGTTTCAAGCGCCACAATAATTTCAGATATTCGCCTGTCGCCAAGTCCGGTTATTCTACCAATATGCTCGCGACTTATGAGTGCATCGCCTGTGCTGTTGCGAATTCTCTGCTCTATAGTCCACGCAACATAGAATTCAGATGGCGTTGTTTTAGAGTCAACACCAATGGCTCGCAACCAGCGCAGGCGATCCTTGCTTGTGGTGCCGGCCACATTGCACCGACCGTCAGGCTATCCCGCCGGATGCGGGGGACTTGGCCTTAGCCTCCTGCTCAGCGAGCCATGCGGCGAGGGATGCGCGCCGGGAACAGACCTTCTTGCCGATTTTGAACGTCGGTATCTGCCCTCTGGCGTGCAGGTGGTAGACTTGCGCGGTCGTCATGTTGAGGCACTTCGAAATGGCCTCCACGCCATACAGCAAATCGGTAGCGTCGGAGCCGTCGACCATGTTGAGGTTCCTTTCATGTCGCGCCCTTGTCGCGCGCAGATGCGGCTAGCCTTGGCTAAAGCCGGCTAAGTCATTGAAATTCTTATCGCGGTGCTTGCAACAAGAAACCCGCCCCGGAAGCCCTCCGAAGCGGGTTAAGATATTGATTAGACTATACGTTTTCAGAGCTTATCGGTGTTATTCGGCACGAGGTTGAAAATCTCGCCTACGAAACGGCGGCCGGTTTCCGGTTCGATCGAGCCGAACGCCGCACGCACGATGTCGCGCATCCACTCGCCGGCGGCCTCGCCCATGGTCGGCATGCCGGCGATGTCCGGAACGCGCAGCTTGTTGAAGAGCGCGACGGCGCAGTCGGCCAGCACGTCGTCGAGCGGCAACGCCGGGATCGGGCTCTGTCCGGCCTGCAGCTTGGCAAACCAGTCGGGACAGGCGAAGGAGACGGACATCAGTGCCGCTGCATCCGGGCGAAGATATCGCCGTAGTCCGGCGGGATATCCTGCGCGTCCCTCTGTGCCTGTTCCTTCTTGCCCACCTTCACCGGCCGATCGTCCTCGGTATCGTCGTCCTCGTCGAGGCTCGCGCCGCGGCTGCGGGGGGCCTGCGGCCCGGCGGCTTTCATCATCTCATGCAGCCGCCCGACAGCCGCCGTCTTCCCCTCGCGCACCAGCTTGAGCAGCACGTCGAGCATCAGCCCCTCGATCGACAGCCGCCCCACCTCCAGCTCGCGGGAAAAATGTTTGCGCAGCGTCTTCTCGTCGATGCCCATGTCGTCGGCGATAGCCTTCTGCGTCCAGCCCGCCGCCACGCGAACGGCTACAAAGTCTTGATTTGTCTTGTCTTTTTTGAAGGACGGGCGCCCCCGCCGATCACGGATCGGCAGGATAGGCTGGCCGAACAGATCAACCTGCGGCACCGGCTCGGAATTTTCATCGCTCACAGGAAAAAATCTCCGAACATGGGGGGCGCGGGTAGGGAAGCGAGTGGCCTTCCAGACTTTCCAACCCCCCTCCCGGCCCCGCGTGGGACCCCTTGTGGGGTAGTGCCGACCTTGCGACCGCTTCAATCCCTTGGGGCAGTGGTGGATTGCTTGGCCCGCTCAAACCACTGGTCCACCAGCATCCCCATCCGCTCGACCTCACCCTTGCGGCTGGGGTCGGAAGCGATGCGGCGAAGGCACTCTTCCCGACAGGTATCCATCAGGACCACACGGGCTTCGCCCAATTGCGCCGACCACGCCAGCCGCTCCTGCACGGTGGGCGCCGCCACAACGAACCAAGCGAGGGCGTGGGTGGTATCGGTCGCAAGCGACACCAGCATTCTGTTGCGCTCTTCAAGGGCGTGGCCGGTGAAGCCCGGAGCATGGGCATGCAACCCACCCCCCGAGAGGCGCGCCCTGATGACATCGAGGTCGATCACGAGATCGTTCGGCCCCTTGTGCCGTGCGACATAGGTGCTTTTGCCCGATCCCGGCGGGCCGCACACGATCACCACCGGGATGCGCGGCCTCGGTATCTCCGGCGCCGCCCTGCTTGCTGCCTCACGGCTTATGCCGCGACGCTCTTCCGCCTGCTTCACCTTGTCATGGCAAGGCTTGCAGAGCGTCTGCAGATTGCCCTCATCCCAGAACAGGCGCTCATCGCCGCGATGCGGCAAGATGTGATCGCAGACGAGACGTGACGTCTCCGCGATCACGGCCCCGCATTCCGGCCTCTGACAGGTGAATAGATCACGCAGGAACACCCTGCGCCGCAGCTTTTTCCAGCGAGCGAGATCGTACCAAGCGCGCCACGGCGCCGCGATGCTGCGGGCGCGATCTCGATCAGGACCTGCATGTGTCTGGGTGGCAAGACGAGACGGCGCGGGAGCAAGCCGGGCTGGCAGCGTCTTCAGCCGCGCCATCGCCACGCTCCAGAAATGACAATGCCCGGCCGCGTTTCCGCTCCGGGCACAACTTGGACAATCTCATTTCGTGCGCAAATACGCGCACAGCTTCTGCCCACCGTCAAGCGTCGCTATAGACGATCCTGATCTCGCGCTCCTCGTGTTCCCACGCGGCACGCTCCGGGCGCCACACCCTGCGTTTGCGTAACCCACTGTCATCGCTCAGCTTCCACAGCCAGGCCAGCGCGTCGAGCCCGCGCTGCAGGTGATCCTGCTCCCACTTGGTGCACGCGCAATCCCTGAGGATAACTGCCTCCATCGCCCGGAAGATCAGCGGCGCCGAGTCGAGCGCGCGGATCTCGGCCATCGCCGCCTTGTGCTGGGTCAGCACGCGCTCGCGCATCTCCTCTTCCGTCTCCCGCCGCTCATCGGTGCCGGAAGCCTCCTCCTGTCCCGCCGCGGGCGCTACCATGCGGCCAAGCATGGAGCCGGGCGTCATCGGCGTGGCCAGCACCACATGGAACTGCGCCACCAGCGCCCGCCAGCGATCCGCTGCCCAATACTGCGCCTCGCTGATGGCCCCGGTCAGGAACATGCGGCCGATCACGCTCTCGGCCCGCTGGTCCATGCGCAGCTCTTCCGGCAGGCTGGCGCGGTGTGGCTGCGCCATCACCGCCTCGCGCTCGCCGCGCTCCAGCACCGCCATGGTGGAACGCGACAGCTGACCGGACGCCGTCCGCTTGCCCGCCTTCCTCGGCCTACCCCGTCGCGCCATCTCGCCTCTCCTCACCCGCCGCCGTCCACAAATGCCGCCATGTCGTCGTCGCTCGTCGCCGCCTCGCCCGGCGGGCCGGCGCCGGGCTTGGGCGGGAACAGCATGGGAAAGCTCCGCCCCAGCCGGCGCTGGTGCGTGCCGTCCGGCATGCGCGTCAGGATGCGGGCGCAGGTCATGCGATTGCCGAAGCCGGCGGCGGCATAGGCCTCCTGCCACGCCCGCCACGCCTCGCTGTCGGCCGCGACGAACACCCAGCGCTCATCGGTGCGCCCGCTCATCGCCCATTGCACGGCCCGGGTCACCGGGTCCGTCTCCACCGGCCGCGCGGCCGGCGCGTCAGAGGCCGGCGCCGTCGCCGGCAGCGTGGCGAAGCGCTCCCAGCGTCGTTCGGAAAGGTAGGTTGCCGGGTCGCAGATACGGCGCTTCACCGCCCGGCAGTGGTCGAGGAAGCGCGAGGCCAGCGCCAGCGCCTGCGCCCGGTCGACGGGCGAGAGGCGAGCCCATGCCCGCAGGAACTTGGCCTTGCTGGCGGCCGGGTCGGGAACGAACATTTCCCACAGCGCATCGGCCTGGGTGTCCGGTCCCGCCGGTGCCGCCCCCTGCTCCCCTTCCCCATCGGAATTTGAAATCCCCACCCCTGCCCCTTGGGGGGCTTGGGGGGATTCTTCTTCAATTGAGGGTTCAAGTGAGGGATCTGGACTCGTCACCGTGACGAGGGGGCCTGATCGTGGTGACGAGGGGGCCTTGTCACCATGACAAGTGCCCCCCTCATCACCATGACAAGGGGGGGCGGCAGAGCGCGGCGAAATGCCGACCAGCAGCCGGATCATGTCGGTGGTGCGGGAGCCGTTTTCCCGCGCGCGTTCCGTGCGCTCGATAAGCCCGCGCGCCTCCAGATCGCGTAGCGCCCGGGTCACGGTGGCGAGGCTCAACTCGGTGTATCGGACAATCGTGCGCCGGGCGACCCATGCGAGATTGTCATCATTGGCGAAGTTCGCCAGCGCCATCAGCACGAAGCGCGTGCTGGAACCCAGCACGATGTCGAGCTTCGATGCCCATGCCTGCGCTTCGTTGCTCATGCCCGCCCCCATTTCTTCGTGAGGGCTGCGTCCCGGGCGTGAATGGCGCCGATCATACGATGGTGGTTCGCGTTCTCGATCGATTTCTGGTCGAGCAGCGCAGCCGCATAAGATCGAAGCGCGTATTTGACGATGTCGTTCTCCAAACGAAAAATCGTCTGCTCGTGATCGCTAAGAGATGACGGGTTGAACCACGGCCGGCACTCCCGGCTCACGGCCCCCGCATCGAGCGCGTGTTTGATCCACCCATCCCCGAACGTCTCGCCGGTCAATTCAAGGCAAGCATTCATGACTTGCGTCATGGCGATCAGTTCATTGGCGAACTTCAACTCATCGCCGGAACCGGAAGACAGCCTCAACATCTGCGCAGCCACGCGCCGCACGGCCCACAGGACGGCCTCCTTGGCGCGCGCGACATTAAGGTCGTGCTGTGTCTGCTGCGAAACCAGCCGGACAACCATCACGCCCCCTCCCCGCTAGAGGAAGCCGCCGGCGCGGCCAGATGGTCGACCACGGCGCCAATAGGCCCAAGCGGCACGCCCTCGCTGTCGCGCTGCACGGCCGTCGCGAAGGCAGCGGGCGGCACGCCGTGCTGCATGGCAATGGAGAGGATCGCCGCCGCGTCACGGGCATTGGTTTCGGCGTCGGAACCGCTCTTTGGCCCGCCGACGAACACTTCGCCCACGCGCCCGTCATCGTAGTAACCGAGCGTGACGACATAAAAGATATTGCCGAGCGTGAAGCTCATGCTTTCGGCAAAGCGCCGCACGGGAAGCAGTTCGCGCGTCATTCCGCCGCCTCCGGCAGGAGGTCGGCCGCATCGTCAGTGGCGAACAGCCCGTCATCCTCGGGCTGGCTGGCACGGGCGCAGTTGCGCACCGCCTGGGCGAAATAGCTGGGCTTCAGTTCGAAGCCGATCCCACGCCGCCCCATGCGCACGGCGCAATAAACCTCGGAGCCGATGCCGAGGAACGGCGTCAGCACCGTGTCGCCCGGGTTGCTCCACAGGTCGAGGCACCGCTCGATCACGTCGAGCTGCAGCGGCGAAATGTGCTGCTCGTCCTTGGCGTCGCGGGCGCTGCGATATTGCAGGGTGCGCGTCTGGTTGATGTCCATCCACACCGGCGAGGCGTAGCGCTGCCAGATCAGCGTCGACACCCATGTGTCATAAGGCCAGGGCCTCGCCCCCGCCTCCAGCCCAGCACACCAGCGCTCATAGGCCGGGCGGGAAAGGTCGAGCCCCTCGCCGTGGAAGGTCTCGAAAGGCCCGCTGATCGGCTCGGGGTTGTCGCCCGGCTTGCGGAAGGTCAGCACATAATCCGCCAGCCCCTGGCCGGAGAGGGCGGAATCCTTCAGCACCTGCTTGTGCAGCAGGCGGATGGATTTGGTGCGCTGCTGCGCCACCACGGGGTTTTTCCAGATGCACACCTCGGAATGGAAGATCCACCCGGCATCCTCGTAAGCCCGCACGATCTCGCCGCGGAAATCCCGCATGCCGATATGCCCATGGCGGATCTTGCTGGTGGGCAGCTGCATGCAGTGCACGCTGTGCAGCCGGCCGGGCATCGTCACCCGCAGCAGCTCGGCGATCAGGAAGGCATAGTGCTCCCAGAACAGCCCGCCCTCGCTGTTCGAGAGGTCGCGGTCGAAATTCGAGAACTTGTAGAGCCCTTCAAAGGGCGGCGAATGCACGCCGAAATGCACCGTCCCGCTGGGAATGGCGCGGATCAGTTCGCAGCAATCGCCATGGTAGAGGGCATGGGTGTCCGTCACCACCTGCTCGATGGCGCGGATCTCGCGGGCGGCCATCATGCGCCGGCTCCTATCCATTCGGGGAGAACAAAGGGGTACCCGGGCGCATAGGCCGGGCGCTCGCGCTCCACGCCGCGCACGGCGCGGGTGGAAAGGTCGGCCATGTGGCGCACCATGGCGGCGGCCATGCGCTCGGCATCGGCCTCCTTGCGGCGCAGGTTCGCCAGCACGGCGCCCTCGGTCGCCGCCACCACGAAATGCACATTCACCGGCCGCGTCTGGCCGAAGCGCCAGAAGCGGCGGATGGCCTGATACACCTGCTCGAAACTGTCGGTCAGGCCGACAAAGCCGGTGTCGGCACAGTGCTGCCAGTTCATCCCGAAGCCGGCGATGGAAGGCTTCGTCACCAGCACGCGGATTCGCCCTTCGGAGAAGTCGACGAGCTTGCGCTCCTTCACGTCGTCAAGGTCGCTGCCCCGCACCTCCACAGCGCCGGGAATGGCGGCGGTGATCGCCTCGCTCTCGGCGTTGAGGTTGCACCACCACACAAAGGGGCGATCCGCCGGGGTAAGCGCCGCCGCGCGGGCAACACGGGCGCCCACGCTGTCGCGGCGCGCGGCCAGCCGTTCCTTCATCGTCACCGCCATGGGCGCGAACAGGCCGAAGCCCTCGCCGGAAAGCTCCACCTCCACCCGATGCTCGATCTGGTTGAGCGGCGGCAGCGCATAGGCGCCATCGTCAAAGCCGAGATCGGAAGGCCGGCGCAGCATCACCGCCCAGCTGGCCATCCAGCGCCAGAAATCCTCCTCGGCATGGCCCTTCAGCCGCCATTTCTGGGTGTCGCCGCCGTCATGCACAAAGAAGGTGGCGAGCATGTCGGTGTAGCTCATCACACCGAGAAACTCGGCATGGTTGCCCAGCTCCATGAAATCGTTCGGCGCCGGTGTCGCGGTCGCCGCCAGCCGGTAGGGAATGCGCGCGCATTCCTCGATCAGCCGCGTGCGGTAATGCCCGTCGGTGGATTTCAGGATGGACGACTCGTCGAGGATCACCCCGGCGAAGCGCGACAGGTCGAAACGGTCGATCTTCTGATAATTGGTGATGCTCGTGCCCGGCTCGGCGTCACGCCCCGCCTTCACCACCCGGGCGGCAAGGCCGAACTTCCCCGCCTCGCGCCCCAGCTGGGCGGAAACCGCCAGCGGTGCCAGGTGCAGCACGTCGCCCTGCGTCTCCCGGTGCACGGCGTCCGCCCAGGAAAGCTCCATAAGGCTCTTGCCCAGCCCGGTGCCGGCGAACAAGGCCGCCCGCCCGCGCCGCAGCGCCCAGCTGGTGCAGGCCTGCTGAAAGTCGAACAGGCATTCCGGCAGGCCGGAAGGCGCGGCGATCCCGCTCGGCGGATCGACAATCGCCTTGGCGGCAAGAAACTGGTGATAGGCGGAAAGGTCACCCATCACCGCGCCTCCCGTATCGCGGCGGTGAGGCTCGCCACCTCGGCGGCAAGCGCGGCGTCGCTGGCGATCAGCCCCTCGATCTTGCGCACCGCATGCAGCACGGTCGTGTGGTCGCGGCCGGCAAAGCGCCGCCCCACTTCCGGCAGCGAGCGCAGGGTGAGCGTCTTCGCCAGATACATCGCGATCTGCCGCGGCTTCACCACGCTAGCCGTGCGCCGCTGCGAGAGAAGATCGGCCGGCGCCACCTTGTAATGCCGCGCCACGATGCGGATCACATTGTCCACCCGCACCGGCGGCGGCGCGCAGCCCGTCAGACCGCGCAGCGCCGCCTCCGCCGCTTCCATCGTCACCGGCGCGGCGCCCATGCCGCTGCCGGCTAGAAGCCGATTCATCGCGCCGTCGATCTGCCGCCCGCCGCCGGGGCAGCACCGCGCCACATAGGCCAGCACATCGGCAGGCACGGAAAAGCCGGGTGCACCTTCCGCCATCTCGGCGGCGCGCATCCCGGCCATTGCCTGGCGTGCGTCAAGGTCCGGTGGCTCCAGCTCCAGCGCCAGCCCGCCGCACAGGCGCGAGGCCAGCCGGTCCTCGCCCGTGGCGAAGTCGGCCGGCGGCGTGTCCATCGCCAGCACCATCTGGCCCCCCGCCTCCGCGCATGCCTGCATCACCCGCAGCAGCGCAGCCTGCGCCGAACGGCTGCGCAGTCCCTGCGCATCGTCGATCGCCAGCAGCGCCACCCCGTCCAGCGTTTGCAGGAAATGCCCGCAGTCGGCCGCGCCCAGCGCTCGCAGCATGAACGCCTCGGCGGAAAGGTAGAGCGCCCGCCGCCCCGCCTGCCGCACCTCGGCAACGATGGCCTGCAAAAGGTGCGTCTTGCCCAGCCCAGCGCCACCATGCAGCACCAGCGGGTTGAAGGCGGGCGCCTCATTGGCTTCACCCGCCACACGCTGCGCCATCGCCAGCGGCAGGCGGTTGCACGCCCCGGCATGGAACCGGGCGAAAGTCAGGCCGGGGTTGAGCGGCGATCCGCCTTCCTCCCGTGCCGCCTCCACCTGCTGCAAGGGGGCGGCGTCGGCCTGCGCCATTTCCGCCGTCCGCAGCGCCGCCAGGCGCGGGCGCAGCTTCCCCGCCAGCATGCGGGCGCGCAGTTCCTTGTAGTGCCGCATCAACCCGGCGGCATCGGTCACGCCCGGGGGCAGCGCGTCGCCCATCTCAATCATGGCCAGCTTCCTGCAAAATCAAGCTGTTACAGTGGGTGTTTCCCGTGGAGCCGGGAGGCGCGGCGGCAGGCTGGCCAGTGCTCGCCACGGTGTAGCCACGCGGATGCAGGCCGACATAGGCGGCCAGCCGCGCCAGCCCGTCGAAGGAAAGCACCCGCCCGTTCTCGGAGCGCGAGACGGTGGCTGCGGAAACGCCCACCGCCTTCGCCGCCTCGCGCACGCCATGCCCGCGCATCTCGCGCGTCACCCGCACCCCGGCGCCCAGCGTCGCCCAGCACACCGGCCCGGCCGGGCGGGGCGCGGTCGAGGCCTTGATCCACACCGGATCGAGAAACAGCACGGCGCAGATCGCCATATGCGCGTCCGCCGCCACCGGGTGCGCGCAAGCGGCGCGGCGCCACACGCGCAGGCTCACGCCCGCCACCTCGGCCAGCCGGCATTCCGCCTCGCGCTCCAGCCGCAACCCGGCCATGTGCCGCGCCAGCGCCTCGGTGCGCCCCTTGGCGCTCAGTAGGGGGTGGCGGCTCATACTGCCCCCTCCGCTTTGTCCCTCAGGCGGGAATAGAGGTTGCTCAGCGCCACCAGCGCCTCGTGCACCTCCGGCAGCGCCGCCCGGGCCTCATTGGCCGTGATCGCCGCGCCACCTTCGGAGAGCGGGCTCGTGCTGGCGAAAATGCGCGCCACAGCCTCGCCCATCTCGCGCATGGCGTCGGCCGTCAGGGCGGCAACAGCGTCACCCTCGCGCGGCAGCGGCACGAACACCCCGCCCGCGCACAGCGCCAGGTGCTCGGCCGCGTCCGTGCAGCCAAAGGCGCGGGTGAACTGCACCACCTTGGCATAGGAGATTTCCGAGCCCGTTTTGTCCGGGTTCAGTTGCGCCCGCAGCGTCCAGTGCGAAACGTCGAGCAGGCTGGCGGCGATATAGATGCCTTCGGAAGCAGCGGAGCCATGCGAGCGGCCGATGCTGTCGAACATCTTGTCGAGCGCGTCATGCGCGCTCCCGGGGAGAAGCCGCTTGCTCATGACGCTCGTTCCGATTGGCGAGTAAGGGGGCGGCCTAGGGCTCGCGGCAGCAAACCGGCGCAGGGACGCTCCGCAGTCGCTCGTCGGCCGCAATAAGGTGGCGCGCCGCTTCGGCGAAGAATGTCTCGCGCTCGCCCTCGTCGAGCAGCGAATAGACCTCCCGCAGTGCCGCGCAGCGTTCTTCCGCTGTGGTGCGCGAAAGGGCTTCCCGTATAAATTGCGGCGATGCCCGCTCCATTATGGTGTTGCCCATGGCCATCCTCGCCCACGACTGCCCGCACTGCCGAACAGCGCACGTTTCTCTTGAGATAAAATTTGGGGTTTCCCACACTAATGGTAGTGGAGTGGTCGGCCTCCTGTGTCCAAAATGCCAGTTCCCGAGCGCAGCTCACATCTTGCGAACAGACCCGCTGCCGAACACCGATTATTATTTCATAACTGTTGTTCGGAAGGACGGAGACCCTCAGGATAAAAACTATCGTGTCATAGAATTCTGGCCTGCAGTTCCTGCGCCAGTCATCCCGCAACACCTGCCGGAAAGCGTCGAGCGTGCCGCCCTTCAGGCCGAGCGCAACTTCGGAATCGCCGGAAATGAGGATGCCGCCGCGATGATGTATCGGCGCGCCATGGAGACGGGCCTGCGCATTCGGTACCCGGAGGTCAACGGCTCGCTGTTCCAACGCATCGAGCAACTCGTCGCGTCGCGCGAACTCCCGGCAGCCATGGGGGAATGGGCGCACGAAGTCCGCCTTGGCGGCAACGGCGCTGCACATGACGAGGAGGGAGTGACGCCGGAGGACGTGAAGGCCATTCGCGGCTTCACCGACACGTTGCTGCGCTACATCTTCACCTTGCCGGAAGAAATCCGGCTTCGGCGCGAGGCTCGGCAGGCTTAAGGGCCCGCTCATCACGCAATCTCCCGTTCACGCGCGCCCAGCGGCGCCAGCGACGCGCGCAGGGGCTCGATGGAGGTCGGCCGCACGGGGCGGAAATGGGCGGAGAGAAACCAGATCTCCGGGCCGAAGGGCTCCAGATGCAGGAACACCCCGCCGCCGAACGGCTTGAGGTCGGCAATGATGTAGACGCAGCCGGAGACCGGCAGCGGGATAGGCGGGGCGTCCTGCCCCGCCCTCACCCACCCGTCATCGACGCACTCGACCATCTGGCCGGCGCGAAAGGCGCAGAAGCCGGTCATGGCGCATCGCCCTCCGTGCTGCACGAAGACGCAGGCGCAACCGGGGCTGGTGTGTCACAGTGGTGGGGATGGCCGGCGCCAACCGCGCCATCCCCTTTCATCCCCGCGTCAGGCGCACACGGAGACGAAACATGGACCTCTTCGACAATGCCGAGATCGCCGTCCCCTGTCCGCAATGCGGGCACGAGAACAAGGAGACGCTCGGTCGGCTCAAGCACGACCCGCAAATCGTCTGCGGCGGCTGCGCCGAAGTCATCACGATCGACAGTTCGGAACTGAAAGAGAGCCTCCAGGCCGTCGACAAGAAGCTGGCCGACTTCCGGCGAAATCTGTCCCGCCTCGGCAAGCGCTAGCAGGCGGGCCGTCGCCCGCTCGGCCGGCCGTGCATCGAAGCAAAGTCTCAGACGAGAGGGAGCGCTCATCCCAACACCTCCGGGTGATTGGCATTTTCGGGGGAAGCCTTAGGCTCGGCTGTCGAAAGGGCCGGGCAGGCATCGCAAAGCCGTCCGATGCCAAGGCTGGCGATCAGGTAGATGTCCAATGCGCAGAGACTTCGGGAACGGGTTTGAAGTTCCGCTACTAGGCGATTTCGGGTGTGCTCAACTACGCCCCCAAGGCGTTCGGTTGACCCTTCACCTTCCAGCTCTTCGAAGCGGCCCCGAAGAACCGCTAGCAGAACTGAAGGTGATCCTTCTGGACGATACGGCAGATGATCTTGCCGGCTCGCTCGCACGTCTGCATCGCAGCGCGGCAAAAGCCCGTCCGCACCATCTGCTTGCCCCTGTGGATCTGCCTTGGCCAGCCCATGCCTCTCCAGCGACGGACTACACATGCTGGCGCATCCGCGACGGAGGCATTCTCGTGCAGTTCGATCTTCTTCCCAGCCGAGCGGCGCTGGAAACAGGCGAGCGTCAGCCTCTCGTAATAGAGTTGTCAGACGACGACGCTGCTGCTCTCGCCGATGCGCTTCGGCGGACCCTTGATCCGGAAGGCGCACATCCTGCCGAATGAGGCTCATCCCAACACCTCCGGGTGATTGGCATTTTCGGGGGGAGCCGCACCGCCTAAGAGTTGAGGCGCACCGGCGGTATGCGCCGCGACAAGAGCCGCGTGCGTGATCTCGCGAACGTTGCGCTGGGTCGATGCATCGAGGATGGCGGCCCAGTAGCGCACGGGAACAGAGCCACGCCGGCGCATGGAAGCCGCATGCTCTGTGCTTTTCCCGATGATGCGGCCGACTTCGGCCGGGCCGCCGAGAAGGTGAAAGATGTCATCAACGGTCATCATGGCGCGCGACAGTACGTTTCGCACCGTCCACGGTCAAGGCGAAACGTACAGGGCGTTTTGTTACGCATTAGGGATGGAAGACGAACCTCACGAACGCCTCCGGGCTGCCCGTCGGGCAGCAGGCTTTGCCGAAGCAACCGACGCGGCGCATGCCTTCGGCTGGAATGAAAACACCTACCGGAGCCACGAGAACGGACAGCGCGGCCTGCGCCGCGATGTGGCCGAACGCTACGCCAAGCGACTGCGGGTAAGCGCCGGCTGGCTGTTGACCGGCGAAGGAACCATGGAGCTGCGCAATGTGGTTGCCATCATGGGCAGGATAGGCGCCGGCGCGGAAATCATTCCCGACGACGAGCAAATCCCGCCGGAAGGTCTCTATGAAATTGAGGTGCCCTTCCAGCTGCCAGACGACGCCATCGCCTTTGAAATCACCGGCGAATCCATGTGGCCCCGCTATGACAATGGCGATGTGATCCTGTGCTGGCGCCAGGGCATCCAGCCTGCCGAAATCCTTGGGTGGGAAGCGGCGGTTAAGACGGCCGACGGTCGCCGCTATCTCAAGCGCGTCCTAAAGGGCTCGCAGCCAAATACTTACGATCTGGAGAGCCACAATGCGCCGCCGATCCGGGGCGTGCGGCTTGAGTGGTGCGCCGCCGTTCATTCCGTCATCCGATCAGGCCAATGGCGGCGGCTCGATGCATCTGCGCGAGGGCGAGCGCTTCGGAAAATGACCAAGTGACCTTAGAGCTTTAGGTCGACCAACGTCCAAGTTTTCCGGGCAGGGTCATCAAGCTCAACCACGGCCCTGTAGTTGCTCCGCAGCTTGGCGGAGAAGCTGTTCTCCGCATCGACATAGCCGTCGACCCTATAGCGGGGCCGCGCACCATCGAGCCGGACAACGGACGTTTCCCGGCTGTCGCTGCAGTCGCTGAAACTGGCAGTTGACGGCGCTTTGAGGGTGCGTCGCACATACTCGATTGCAACCCAACAGGCGGAGGCCGCTTGCGCAAGTGCAGGGTCGTCCCCGCTGGTTGTGGTCTCGCGCGTTGCCATCCATGCGAACGCTCCGCCGAACAGGGCCAGAGCGATGATAGCCGCCACGCCGTTGGAAGACCTGCGCCGCGCGCCACAGTGAATGCATCGATCCGCGCTTGATCCGACCATCTGGCCGCAATCGCGGCATTTAACTATCCCCATGCCCACCCCCGAATAATCGGCCTGATTGTAGCCATCTCGATCGCAAGCCCCAAGCACATCGGCGCGCTGTACGTTTTGTGTTGACGCTCGCCTGTACGTTTCGTATCGTCCGCCCCCATCACCCCTTGCGTTGATGGGAGCACACCATGCCCAGCCCCTTCCTGCCCACGTCCGCCCTCGCGCTGCCGCCCCATGAGGCCGGCGCCATTTGCGACCGCGTGTCCGCCGCCGTGCGGGCTGAAGCCTATACCGACACGGTCGAGCGTCTTGCCCGCGAGATTGAGGGCATCATCGCCCGCCAGGGCAGCATGCAGGAGGAAGACCTGCTGACGCTTGGCTGGTCCAAGCCCGCGCTGGTCGAGACGCTGCCGGACGCGCTGGAAACTGTCCGCGCCCGCGCCTCTCGCCATCTCTCCTGAGCCTCCTCCCAGGGCGCGCCCGGCGGTTCCTCCTTGGCCGCCGGGCACTCGCCGGGGCGCGTGTTTCATACCTGAGCCCCACGCGCCCCGGCTCTTTCATTCCCGCAGCGAGAAAACGTCCTGTCCTCAGCGTGAGCCCAGAAGCCGCCCGGCGGCGATGAGGGCGAGCAACAGCGCGACACCTTGGGCGTGACAGCCGGAGAGACGGCAACCCATTCACCCAGCGCGGAGCGGAGCGAGCCATGTCGCCGCCGACTTTTCCCGAGATTAAGGGCATCGCCAATGCCGGCTTTCAGGCGCTGTGCGGCGAGACGGAGCGCCGCGAGGTGCCGGCGCAGCACGCCATTTCGACCATGCTCATCGCCATGGCGTACATGCTCGGCACCTATGCCTGCACGGTGAGCGTCGCCACCGGGCGCTCTGCCGAGGAGGTGATCGACGACATCACGGAAGGCGCCAGATGCGCCGCCGCCGATGCAAAGGACCTGCTGCGCGCCGGGACGCACGGAGCGGTGCAATGACCCTGCACACCCCGAAGACGCCCCGCCTTCCCTCCTCGGAGGACTTTCGCTGCTGCGGTTGCGGCGCCGCAGCGTTCGACGGCGTGAAGCCCTGCGGCTGCCCCACGATGGTGGGTGCGCGCGGCGGCTTCTCCCAGCGCGAGTACGTGGTCTTCAAGACCGAGACGCAGGCTCGGCGGCTCGCACTTTCCAACCTCATCAAGACCCACCTTCTCGGCGTCAGGCCGGATGATCAGGATCTCGTGCTCGAAGATCACGACTGGATGGAGATCGTCGCCGCTCTGGAAGGGGCAGCGCAATGACCCTGCACCTCCCCGCCGGCCTCCGCCGCCGCCTGCTGCGCGCCGCCCTCGCCGTCATGGCCCGCCGCCCGGCGGATATGCTCATCGGCGGGGCGGAGCGCCCCTATATGCGCCGCTGGTGGCTCCTGCCGCGCAACGCTCTCTTCAACATCTACCTGCACGATTTCCAGCGGGATGATGATGACCGCGCCTTGCACGATCACCCGTGGCCCTCGCTGTCCATCCTGCTGCAGGGCGATCTGATCGAAACCTATGCGCCCATCCCGGCACTGGCGGCGGAACCGGCGCATCAGCGCACCCGCCACCTCACGCCCGGCGCCATCGTCTGGCGCGGCCCGCGTTTCGCCCATCGGCTCGCGCTCACATGGTCGCCGCGCGCCATGGCGCCGCGTCCGGCCATCACCCTCTTCATCGTCGGCCCGCGTGTGCGCGAATGGGGCTTCTGGTGCCCGAAAGGCAGCCCGGCCGGCGGCTGGATTCCGTGGAAGCGGTTTGTCTCGCCGGATGACCCCGGCGCCGTCGGCCCCGGCTGCGAGTGAGGCACCCCATGCACGCCCCCTCGCCCATCACCGCCCGCGATATCGGCCTCGCCTTGCGTGAGGCCATGCCCTTCGCGGCCTTTTTCGGCTCCATCGCCGTCGGCCTCGTCTGGGTCGGCATCCTGTCCTGAGCGAGGAGGAGGCTCCCATGCTCGCCTGCCTGCGCCGTCTCTCGCCATCCGCCCGCCTCGCCTGGGCGCTGTGGGGCATCGCCCTCAGCGGCGCCGTCGGCCTGCTGCTCGCTGCCAGCGCGGGGAGGTGAGCATGGCCAAATCCTCCGCAGCAAAGGGTCCCGTCGAGCGCTGGGGCAGCGAGGCGCCCCGGCCGCGCAAATCCACCAAGGCGACCGAAACCACGGCGGCGCTGGAGCAGGGGGCCGAACGGCCGAACGACCAGCCCGATGATGCGCCCTTGTCCGACGCCGCCGCCGGCTTCGCGAAGGGGCAGCTGAAATCCTTCATCGAGCGCATCGAGCGGCTGGAGGAGGAAAAGAAGACCATCGCCGACGACATCAAGGATGTCTTCGCCGAGGCGAAGGGCACGGGTTTCGACGTGAAGGCCCTGCGCGCCATCCTGCGCCTGCGCAAAGAGGATGCCGACCAGCGCGCCGAGCATGCGGCGATTGTCGATCTCTACATGCAGGCGCTGGGCATGATCCCGTTCGAGCGCACCCCTCTCGGCCAGACGATGGAGGGGTGAGGCAATGCGTCGATCTTGTCTCATCCCCTATGGCCACGAGGCCGAGCACGCGGCGGCGCTGGCGCGCGGGCTATCCCGGCTGCGCCGCGACTTCATTGGCCAGGTCTGCCCGGTTTGTGCAGGGCAAGGGACTTATCGCCAGACCTACACGGCAGGGTGCGGCGGCGGGCACTTCAGCATGCCCGGCCCCTGCGACTGCTGCGGCGAAACAGGCCTCCTGCAGAACGGTCGGCCGGCGCCGGACAGCGTCGTCCATCAGGTGCTCGTCGCCGCTTCCGATGGGGGCGGTCATGGTCACTGAAAGCATTTACCGGCTTCGGGGCCTTGTGAAGAACGGCACCGCCACCCGCGAGGATTTCAAGAGCGTGATCGTCCGCGCACGCGGGCTGGAATGCGATCTCGCCAGCGAGGCCGAAAGCCTGTTTCGCGACGGGCTGACCGAAGAGGCGCACGCCCGCTTGAACCTTTGGACGCGCCCGAAATGGGCGTCGGAACACGAATGCCGCAAGGCGTACGCCGCCCATATGGCCGCCCAGCGCGCGGCGCGCCCCTCCTCCGGAGCCTGACCATGAAGATCATTGCCGAGCGCACCCATCTGCTCGCCGCCCTCAACGCGGTCGGCCATCTGGCGAAGGCCAAGGCCAAGATCCCGATGCTCGCCATGCTGCGGCTGCGCACGGAAGGGGATCGCCTCTTCATCGCCGCCACGGATCACGATGCCTATGCCGAGGCCGAAATCCCGGCTGTCGTGTCGCGCGAGGGCGCGGCGTGTGTGGAAGCGGCCATCCTCGCCCGGCTGGTGAAGGACTTCGCGGAAGGTTCGCAAGTGAGCTTCGACGCGGGCGACGCCCTCGCCACGCTCAAAGCTGGCCGCAGCCGCTATCAGCTGCATGTGCTGCCGGCCGGCGATTTCCCCTCCGCTTTCGAGCCGAACGGCGCCACGGCCCGCTTCATGCTGATGCCGGAGGAAGTCCGCCGGGTGCTCGATCTGCCCTGCGCCGCCGCCGCCAAGAGCCAGCCGGCGCTGGCCTATCTGGAGGGCGTCTATCTCCACACCTCGGAAGATGACGGCACGCTGTGGGGCGCCGCGACGGACAGCTATGTCCTGCTCGCCGCCGATGTCGAGGCGCCCGAGGGCGCGCAGGATCTCCCCAAGCGGCGGGAAGCGGAAGGCGTCCGCGCCGCCCGTCCGCGCGGGCTCATGCTGCCGGCCGAAAGCGTCTCCCATATCCTGCGCCTCGGCGAGGTGCCGCTGGAAATCCATGCCGGCGAGAACGTCGTCGCCGTGCGGGGCGCCACAAGCGGGGTGAAGCTGCATTACGTCACCCGGCTGATCGAGAACACTTTCCCGCCTTATGAGCGGGTGATCCCGCCGGCGGAAGGCACATGCCTCACCCTGGCGGGCGACAGCTTCACCGCCGCGCTCAAGCGCCTCGCCAGCGTCGCCGGCAGCGACGAGCGCGCCGTGGGGCTGGAATGGGGCGAAGAGGGCGATCTGTCTCTCTGGCTC